ATGTACCCTTTTTTGGGTCATAGACTCCAGACTTGATTGAAAATGATTGACCCGTCTCTAGGGTAAGATCTTTGGATACGGTATGAGATCTATTTGGCTTCCAGTCATTTTCCAAACCATTATCTTTTAAGGTTTGGGCAATAAGCTCTTCTAAAAATTCTGCAATTGCAGGCAGGCGATATAACATGTGATGTGTTTTTAATTTTGCAGGAAGGAAGGTTTGTAATATATTCCTAATTGTCTCTACCATCAAACCAGTATACCAAAGATCACCAGATATGTCTACATAGGTGGATACGTGTATCCAAGGTTTGTAGGTATGTGGTTTGTTTAATCTCTATTTCGGCGAACTTAAAATCGGCTTTGTAATTCGGGCGAACTTTAAAAAATATTTTTTTTATCTTATATAATGATATAATTATACTTATGACTCTACAAGACTGGGCTGCATTAGTATTATCACTTTTATCAATTTTTGTTATTGTAGCTGGCGGAATCAAATGGCTTGTAAAACATTACCTAAGTGAACTTAAACCAAATTCTGGATCATCACTAAAAGATTCCGTTAATCGCTTAGAAGAAAAAACTGACAAAATATTTGATCTTGTTGTTGAACATTTAAAAGATCATTCTAAATAATTTACTATATATAATATATAAAAGATATTTTAAAAACCTTATTTGCTTATATCTCTTTTCTTATATATTTTAAGTATACACTATCCAATACCCTGGCCTAATAGACATAACATAACAAAACGGACATTTAAGACAATAACAATTTGATAACAAATAAAAATATAACAAAAAGTTATAAAATCTTTATACTCTGGTATTTTTAAAGAATATAATGTTATACTTTGTATGGCTGGCCCCTAGGTTGCTCTCTACCCACCCCCCACTGCCCCTAGGGGCTTAGTCATTTAATATGATATAATCCTTATATGTGCTCTCCTACAATAGAAAAATTTGGCGCTACACCAGCAAATATACAATGGACAGTTGTTCGTGGAGACTATGCTTCATTTACAGTTTCATTTCTTGAAAATAATGAAGTTACAGAATTTGATACAGATGGATGGGCATTTGCTGCCACCGCCTATGATCCAATAACAGATGTTCTAGATGAGCTAGAAGTTTCTATTGATGGATCAGTAGTAACAGTAAGTGCCCCAGCATCTGTAACAGAAAATTGGGGAATAAAATATAGATCAGTAGTGGCAGAGCTATCTTTTGACCTACAGGCAATAGTTCCAGATGGAGCATCAACAATTACCTGGACACCAGTTATTGGAACAATTTGCGTATTAGGAGATGTATCTCCAGGAAATACAAGAAACACTATTGGGGGAGTTTCTTAAATGATAATTAAAATTAAAGACACTAACCCAAAGCTTCCACCATTAATAAAAGTTAATGGGACTATTTTTAAAGTAAAGAAATAGTCTTATGGCCATATCAAAAAATATGGATGGTCCAAAAACAAAATATTCAGAAACAGTTAAATCAACAAAAAGCATAGAATTAAGTAACACCGAGTATATTGCTGTTCCAGGAAACCAAGGGGAAAAAGGCGAACAAGGCCCTCCAGGACCACAAGGACCAGAGGGTCCAAGGGGCGAGAGGGGACTTACGGGAAAAGACGGCAAAGATGGCCCACAAGGTCCTAAAGGGGAACCTGGAAAAGGTGGTGGACAAGGATATGAAAGTCCATCAGGACAATATCCAGGATGGGCATACTATGAAAATAAAGAAAGAAAGCCGTTATTACTTGGTCCAGACAGAGGAGATGATGGATGGGTAAATATTTTAATGCATGATGATGAAAATAAAAGTATTTTAAATTTTTTGCCAGAAGGATCAGTATCGCTTTGGAATTCTTACACTCAAAGAATTAATTTTAAACAGTTAAAAATAGGAACAAAAGTAGACATAAGATACGATATAACAATTACAACAGACACAAATAACACAGAGGCTTGGATAAGAACTTATACTCCAAAAGTAGAGTCTCCAACGGCATACATTGGAATGTTGAAATATAGGTATGTTTATGATATGTCTGTTAATCAAACACTATATATAAACCTTTCAAAAATTAAGTCAGAAGGTGCAATTATTCAGGCTAGAGCAGACAATGAAAGCACTATACTTTTAAAAGGCATGTATATCTCTGTCTCTTAATGGTATAATAAACTAGGAGGAATAATGGCATTTCCAAGCGTATATAATTTTTCGTATTATCGTGGTGACACTTTTCAGTTTGTTGCCCGTCCAAAATCAGCAAATGGAGAAACTTTTCCATTAGACGGTTTTACAGCAATTTTTACAATTGCTAACCAAAGAGGGTCTGGTGCAACACAGTATGCAGCAAGTGCAACTGTAAATACATCGCTAGACATAGTTACATGTACAATTAATCCATCGGTAGGAAGATCGCTAAGTAGTGGTTCTTATGTTTATGATGTTCAAGTTACAAATACAACCCCAGATCCAGATGTTATTTATACTTTACTTACTGGAACAATTACAGTTCAAGATGACGTAACTGGTGCAGTTTAATGACAGATGTTGTTTTATCTAATGACGACATTACCATTCTTGGTCCACCGTCAACCATTGATCTTTCAGTTGACATAGGTCCACAAGGAGATCGTGGTAGTCAAATTTTTGTTGGAGTAGGAGATCCAAATACAATTGAAATTGGACAACAAATAGAATTAAACGATATGTACATAAATACTTCTCCTGGTGTTGACTATGGATATATGTATCAATATAGATCAGAGCCTGGTGGAAATGTTTGGGTAGAAACACTTAAAATAAGTCCTGCAATTTACTCAAAAAACATATTGACAACATATACAAGTGGTGCAGCACAAATAACTATTCCAATAAATGACATTGTTACTGTTTCTGGAGCACCACTAACATCATCAAACTTTAACGTTCAATATAGTATTTCTCATACAAATCCAATAGCTTCTTCAATGGCTATTCCAGCTTTATCGGGTTCAGAAAACCTTGTTATTAATTTTAAAGCAGTCCAAAGCACAACTGGAACTTGGTCAAATTTATCTGGAGAGGTTGTTACGCATATTTTTATATCAATAGTTATTTAATTATGGTATAATTTTTGAGAGGTGAAAAATGGCAGCAGAAAGTATAGGAACACTAGTTCCAACAAAGATTCCAGGCTATTCAGATGCTGCTGATATACAAGCAGCTCTAAGGGTTTATCACTACGGATCATATACTTTTGATACAGCAGAGTCAAATACTGCAAACCTTGTAAACCCCTCAATTGCATATACAATTAATGATCTTCAGTCTCAAATTGATGGTATTTCTGGATTAGATCCAAGCCTTTATACAGCAAAAGGTTCATTACTAAGTGCTTCAGCTGCATCTACAGTGTCTTTGTTAACTGTTGGATCAAACGGTACTGTATTAACTGCAAACTCTGGAACTGCAACAGGACTTGAATGGGCAACGCCATCAGTTACTGCAACTAATACAGTTACACTTACAGGAAAAACATTAACTGCTCCAGTAATTAATATAGCAACAAATGCACAAACAGCATCATATTCTTTAGTTTTATCTGATGCCTCAAAAATTGTAGAGGTTTCAGTTGGTTCAGCCAACACACTAACAATTCCAACTAATGCATCTCAAGCATTTCCTATCGGCACACAAATATTAATTCTTCAAACTAACACTGGACAAACAACACTTACTGCAGCAAGTGGAGTTACCGTTAATGCTACACCAGGACTAAAGCTAAGAACTCAATGGTCATCAGCTGTATTGGTTAAACGTGCTACAGATACATGGGTTGCTTTAGGCGATTTGGTAGCTTAAAATGTCATTTATCCTTATGGGGGCACAAGGATCTGCTGGGCATCAGCCAGGAATACCTACCATAGGAACTGCCACTACTTCAGCTTCACAAACAGTAAGTGTTCCTTTTACTGCTCCATCTTATTTAGGAAAACCAACTGGAACAAGTTATATTGCAATTTCAAATCCAGGTGCAATAACTGGAACTTCATCAACTTCTCCAATATCAGTTACAGGGTTAACTAATGGAACCGCATATACTTTTACTGTTAAGTTAAACAATGGAGTTGTAGATTCTTTATCTTCAGAAGCATCTAATTCTGTAACACCCGTTGTTCCAGGACCGTTTTTCCCACCATTCTTTCCGTTCTTCCCTTACTTCCCGTTCTTCCCAACATTTTTACCATGTACTCCAGGAACAGTATGTGCAACAGGAACAAATAACGAACCACAAGGTCCGTGTGATTATGTTATAGCTTGGAGCAGTACTTGTACCTGTACAGTTGAAGTTTCTTACGTTTGTTATTAAAAGGGGATAAAAATGTCAAAACCGTATAACCGTACAGCAAAACCATGGGACTTGTTTAATCCAGCTATGCAGAAGGTATCAGATGAAATTGCAGATAGCCGTATGGCTATATGTAAGAAATGCCCTGAACTTATTAAACTTACAAGCCAGTGTAAAAAATGTGGATGTATCATGAATCTTAAAACTAAGTTAGCTATTGCATCCTGCCCACTAAATAAATGGGAACAGGTAGAAAATGTTAAATAATAGTATATAATGTTCATATGAAGGCAGTACGAATGAGAGGCTTAAAGTAATGAGTGCAAAGAATAAAGGAATTATTTCTTCTTCTGGTGGACGTAAACCAGGAACTCCAACCATAGGATCAGCAACAGGTGGAAACGCACAAGCCACTGTTACTTTCACAGCACCGTCATATTTAGGAAAACCAGCTGGAACTAGCTATATTGTAACATCAAGCCCAGGTAGTATAACTGCTACAGGTTCAGGTTCTCCAATCACTGTTACAGGTTTATCAAATGGAACAGGATATACATTTGTTGTTGCATTAAGAAATTTAGATTCTGCTGGACAAATTGAAGCAACATCTGATAATTCTGCTGCTTCCAACTCAGTTACTCCAGTAGCCCCACCATTCTTCCCACCATTCTTCCCACCGTTCTTCCCATTCTTCCCACCTTACTTCCCGTTCTTCCCAGGATTTGCTCCACCCCCATACTTCCCAACATTTACTGGTTGTTGGTAAAAGTAAATATTTAATTGACATAAAGTTTTTATGGTACAATTAAATTAAGAAAAAGGGGGTATATGCATTATGCAAACCTATGATGAAAATGAAAACCCATGGTTTACAAAAGACAGATCAGAAACAGTATTAAATAGAGTTAACAGATCTGTTGATGAAAAGATTACTGTTGAAAATCCAGGTATCGGATTAAACATATACAAGAATACTTTTTCAATTGATGATGCAAATAGATATATAAATATTCTTGAATCAAATCTATCAGGTGATAAAAAATATAAATGGGCAGAGGCTACAGTTACTAACTCACCTAATCCAATTAAAAAAGCAAGAGACTGTGTAGATTTTAAGTATAAGCAAGAAAATTTAGGGCCAAGAGATGAAACAAATGAAGAACTAATTGATCTTCATGAAGAGATATATCAAAAACTAAAATATTGCATAGATGATTATGCAAAATATTGGGGAATACATGTTGTTTATTATGAAGCATTTAATTTTGTAAAATATGAAGGTGAAGGAACGCACTTTAACATTCATGCAGACCACGGACCAGCATATAACTGCACAGTATCTGCCGTTATATACATTAATGATGATTATGAGGGTGGAGAAATTAAATTTCCAAGATTAGATAATTATGTGCATAAACCACAAGTTGGAGACATAGCAATTTTTCCATCAAATTATATCTATGAGCATGCATCATTGCCAATGAAGACAGGAACTAAGTATTGTGTTGTTGTAATGACAGACATAAATGAACTTGGTCATAAATAGTGAAGTCAGTAAACTTTAATAAAATAATTTTTAGATCTTACAAAGATTGGCTAAACAAAGAAAGTCCATCAGTTCCATCCCCTACTCAAAACACAATACCTGATTGGTATAAAAATGCGGATAGATTTTTTAAGGATCCAATTACTAAAAAACACTATCCAGCATCAAAAGAAATTTGTCCTTTTCCAAAAGAAGGAACAAAAAATGACTATGGAAAGATTCCTACATGGAAAGCCTGTCCAGCAATTATGGATTCATTTTTAACTGGATATATATTAAAAACTCCATGCGATATTAGATTTTTTAAAAACAATAATGACATAATTGATGTTGAAATTTTAGATCAAAAGTATAAAGATTTTTGCAGTAGAAGACCACCTATGCCACAATTTAAACATCCAGAAGGTTTTTATCAGGATCATTTTGCTTGGTATCCAGATTGGGGATTTGAGCTACCAGAAGGCTATAGTGCTTTATTTATGACACCAATGAACAGATTTGATCTACCATTTTTAAATACAACTGGAGTTGTTGATAATGACAAGGTTCATCTTTTAGGAACGTTTCCATTTTTTATTCCAATAGGATGGGAAGGAACTATTCCAGCAGGAACCCCATATATGCAAGTTTTGCCATTTAAAAGAGAAAATTGGGAGCATGAGGTAGAATTTCAAAATCAAACAACAATTTATGATAAAATGGTAAAGAACATGAAGTTTTACCGTCAACCAGATGGTGGGATATACAAAAATAAAGTTTGGAATAAAAGAGAATATAAATAAAAAGGGGAAACTATGAAAACTTGGACAGAAAAACAAAATTTAGGCAGCGGTATTTTTTTGTATAAAAATGTAATTAAAAAAGAATTTGATGTAATAAATACACTTGAGAGTGTTCTAGGATCAGTTGCTGGATATGGAGAGCTATCTCCTGAAGGAAACAAATATCACTGGATGCCAGCATATGTAGGATACAAAGAGCTTATGCCAGAATACAGAGATTGTGTTGATTTTAAATTTAAAAAAACAGATATAGAAAATGATAAAAGTGAAAAATCTTTAATTTTGCAAGATCTATGGCAAAAAGTTTATGATGCACAGTTTGCTGCTGTAGAAGATTATCGTGCAGAATACAACATAATGGGCTTAAACTATTGGGAGGCATTTAATTTTATTAAATATGGTCCAGGACAACACTTTCAAGAACATCATGATCATGGTTTTTCCTACAACTGTACAGTTTCTTTAGTTGCATACGTAAACGATGACTATGATGGCGGAGAATTAAACTTTAGACTTCAAAATTTAAATGTTAAGCCAGAAGCTGGTGACTTGTTTATATTTCCATCAAACTATATGTATCCACACAGGGCAATGCCAGTTCATTCTGGTACAAAATATTCAATTGTTACAATGTTAGATTTTAACAAAAAATTTCATACCCCAGAAATGTATACTCCAGATACAGACTAATGTTAAATATTTCTGTAGAAAAAAGGACTAAGTCTAAGACAATCATATCTCCAATGTCAATAAAAAGAGATTGGATGGATGAAACTCCAGAAAAGCATGCGTATAGGTGTTTTCCAGTTACTCAGGCAAACATGATTGGTTGGAATTTAGCATGGAGTGAAGATGTTAAATTTATTTGGAATGGAATAAACGACACATCACAAGACAATGTTAAAATTTTAGGAGAAGATAGTTTAATCTATACTGGAAGAGGGCAATCAAGTATAAGCTTTACAACAGGTCTAACATTTAAAACAGAAAATAATATTAGCTTGTTTACAATAAATCCAGTAAATTATTTTAATTTAGAGTTTGAAGTTATATCTTCACTTATTAGTACTTCTTGGTTTGACAATGATTTTCCATTAGCAATAAAAGCAAAGGTTCCAAATAAAGAAATATTAATAAAGGCAGGCCAGCCAATTGCAACAATCCTTCCAATTTCTTTGACGGCACTAGATAATACCTCAATTAAAATACATGACTATAAAGATGAAGACAATGTAAGACAAAACAAACATAGACTATATGGAATTGCCGCTCAAGAAGTAAACAAGTCTGGTAACTGGACAGATTGGTACAGAGATGCAATAAATGAAAAAGGTCAAAGCTTAGGAAGTCATGAAACAAAGGTTTTACGTCTTTCAGTAGAAGATAACAGTGAAATGGTATAATCTAATTATGGATAATTTAAACGCCTCTGTTGTAGTAAGAAAGCCTTCAATGACACCCTCTGGTTGGTTTGGTAACGGCAAAGAAATGATTGTTGAGCTAGAAAACTTTATGACTCAAGAAGAAATAGAGTTTTTAGAAAAAGCTGCAAAGTCTTTAACTATATGGGATATAACTCAAAGCCATATAAATGAAAATGGAACAGTTGTCTATGACTCTGAATATTGGAAAGATAGAGTGGCAACTAGTCCAACTTTAGATAAAAATGATCCAACAATTGCTCCAGTAATTGCAGGATTATTTAAAAGGCTTAAGCCAATAGTTGAAGAGTTCTACAAGGTAAAGGTTATTCCAACTGGTACAACTATTGTTAGATGGCTTCCAGGCCAGTTTCAGAACCCTCATGCAGATAAAGAACTACACGAAGGCCCAGATGCAGGACTTCCTAATGATTTTCCAAACTATGACCTTTCAAGTCTATTTTATTTAAACGAGGACTATGAAGGTGGAGAATTATATTTTCCACTACAAGGTGTACAGTTTAAACCTAAAAAAGGTGCAGCGTATTTTTTTCCAGGTGATATGAATTACGTTCACGGAGTAACAGAAATTAAAAGTGGTATAAGATATACCTGTCCATTTTTCTGGGAAATCACAGA